AGAACCATTGAGTGTTGGCTTGAACTTTATTGAATCTCTAGAACCGATTTCGTATTTGCGTTTAACAGAAAGAACTGATGACGACCCTGAGGCAACACAAGAGGGTTACTACTACGGGTTTACTGCGCAGAATGTACGGTCAGCATTAGACGCTGTTGGCGAAACAAGAGATGTACGAATACACGACATTGGTGGTCCTGACATGGGCCTGGTTGCTTGTACGGAAGATGCAGTTTATGACCGTCAATACATTGGTATTACTGAGTTCATTGCACCAATGGTGCAGGCTATTAAAGAACTTAGCGATAAGGTAAAAGCCCTAGAAGGAGAACAATAATGGAAGAACAAGGTCAACAGGTAGATGCCCAGAAGGTGATTAACTCGTTACTTCGTCAAATTACAGAAGCAGCCCAAAAAATTGCGTTACTTGAGGCATTGTTAGAACAGGCAGAAATTGAGAGCGTTGCTCAGCGAGTGGCCAATCAGCAGTCCCTCAACAATGGACCAACAGGCTCATGAGTATGGGATAATACAGAGATGGACTGTCTTTCCTTCCCAATTAAATTTACCGATACCGGACTCAGGCGAGTAGAAGAGGGAACCTTTGATTTCTACAAACAAATCTTGACAATTTCTTTACTCACAGAGCCAGGGGAGCACCCAATAACTCCAGAGTTCGGCGTTCTTGACCCATCTTTTACGCCGATTGAGCCGGAAGACTTTATAATCAATGCTGCGAGATTTGTTCCCGAAGTAGATATAACTGGTATAAGCCCATCGTTTACCGCAAACGGTGGGCTTAGTGTAGAATTTTCTTTTAAGTTGCGTGGGTAATTGGTATGCCAATAGATTTTTCAGAATATGTTTACTTAGTCCCTTTTGACGTCTCTCCAACCGATGTTTATTTAGACTCAATTGAGTACGCAAAAATTGCGCTACCTGAATTTCAGCCAAGACAGGGAACACCAGAAGATGCAATACTTCAGGCTGTCTCGTACATATCAGCCTTGAATATTTCGGCAATCAACAGACTGCCAGACAGGCTCATGGCGGGTCTAGTAGCAATGATGGGTGTTGAGATAAACGAAGGCACTCAGGCAGTGATTGACGTGAAGTTCACATGTATTGACTATGACGGAACAATCGTCCCTCAGGGCACAATCGTCAGATATGACTATGAATTTCTTGGTGAACAAAAATCTATTTACTTTGAGACGATAGAAGAGGGAACTATTCCTGTGGTTGTCTACACCGGAACGGAAGCACTACCCACGGTTATTGTGGAAGCACGAGCAATTGACGTAGGTGCAACTCTACCTGTTCCAGTAAACACTGCTCTGGGGATTGACACCCCAACGTCAAGCATAAGTGGGGCGACTGTTAATGAATTTATTAGCAACGGCACGAGCCCTGAAACAACTGAACAGTTTTTAAATAGAGCCGTTCAATTTCTTGGTTCTCTGTCTTCTTCTTTTGCTCGCGCATCTCAAATTGACGGCTATGTATTATCAACTTTTGCCACAACGGTCAGTAGATGCAAAGCATACGACCTTACAAATTCTGCAAGCGGACTTGAGTGGGCAGACGCCGACGAACCTGGATATGTAACAATATTCGTATACGGCATAAACACAACTTTAACCATTGACCAAAAATCAGATATTCTAATTGATGTTCAAAATAGAACTGTTGCTGGTCTTGAACTTGAAGTTCGTGATGCAAGCATAGTCACTCTTACCGTAAGTATTCAGGTTGCGTATTCTTCTTCGTACGAAAGCACAGTAGTTCAGGAAAACGTTGAAACTGTTTTGACAAATTACTTCTCCCCAGTTAACTACAGATTTGCAGAAGGAATAAAACTTTCAGAATTTTATTCTATAGCATCTTCCGTTCCTGGAGTTTTGTATGTTCAGTCTTTGACCGTAACTCCTGGTTCTGGTGGAACAAGCGACGTTGATGAAAACGTTTTGTTTACAAAAAAAGGTTCTTTGCCGTCTTTGACTATTGCGGGAACAACCGTTACCTTGGTGTCGGTAGATGAATGAAAACTCTACAGAGACTATTAGACGAAGATGCGCTAAGAACTTATAGTCTTGAGAATCAACGCGCAATACCTTTAAGTTACATAAACGCCAACCATAACTGGACTATTTCTAACGGCGCTATAACAATGACTGGAAACGACTACTACTGGTCGTCTCATTACGTTTTGGAAGCCTCCCCGAGTTCAGCCAACCCAATGGTCCTGACACTAAATGTCAATGACGTTTTTGAGGCAGCCGACGCTGCTGGTGTTTTTGTGTTTACTTGCGTTGCCTTTTCAATAGACGAAAGTTTTACTATAAACGCTGCTATTTATGACGACAATGGAGTAGTTGACGCTGGAAACACTCGGACAATTCAGGGCGGAGCATGGGGTGCGGCAAGGTCAAATCAGATAACCCTTTCCGTCAATACTCCAGCAAGTACTGACTACAAAGTTGTTTTGACTATTTCAAATCACAACACTAAAAACGTTCGCATATCAACACCTAACTTAGTAAATGATATTGCGTGGGCAAACTCTCCAGTCATACAAAGCATGCGTCCTTTTATTCCTGATTTTTACCAAGATTACGATAGTAAAGAAGTGGACCCGACGTATCCGTTTTTTAGATTTGTAGACGTTTTAACCGATGCGGTATCTGACACCATGAATTTGTACAGTGAATGGTTTAGGTACGACAGAAGAGAAATACCATCAAATGTTGGCTTAAACACCTATGAGAGCAGAAGCAGGCTCGTTGATTATGAACATGTTAGAAACGAAAATACTGAATGGCTAACTCAATTTTCTGGAAATAAAATTAAAAATCAGATATATCTAAACAATACCGGGGTAGTAGACAACAATAATTTGGCTGATTTTAAAACTTGGCAACTTTACCCTGCTGGATATGGTCGTGGCGCTGGAACTCAGTCGGCGATACGGGAGGCTGCTGAATTTGTTCTTACTGGGACAAAGTCTTTAATCATTAGCCAAAGATACGGCAACAACCCTTGGGCTATGAGAATCACTACGGTTGGTAGTGAAACTCCGGGTCTTGACATTAGACCAAACGTTAAAGCGGCAACTACAGCCAACATTACGCTCTCGGGTACACAAACCATTGATGGCGTAGCCCTTGTTGCTGGCGACCGTGTTCTTGTAAAGAATCAGAGCACTCAGTCGCAAAACGGTGTCTATATTGTTGGTGCTAGTACTTGGAGTCGTGCGACCAACTTTGACGCAGTTTCTGCATTGGAGGTTGCCAGCGGTGCGCTGTTCTTCGTTAGTGGAGGAACCGCAAACAACGGTAAAGCGTTTACTTTGACAACAACGGGAACAATCACCCTAAATAGCACAAGTCTAGTCTTTGCCGAGTTTTCTGGCTCACCGGAAGTATTGGCTGTCGTTGAACCAGCAAGACCTATGGGTTATTCAATTACGCATGTAATAGTAGAAAGATTTACATTAATCCTTGGAGACCCTATTTACGGCGTGTTAAAGACTGCTGTTCTGTGATGACTTAATGAGGCACAATATGTATATCCAAATAAACGTAATGCGGGCGGAAAAATGATTGCAGGAAATTACAACATGCTTTGTCAGCAAGGGTCTAGTTTTGCGCGCACCATAGCCCTTGAGCAACCAAGGACTCCAACAGAACAAAATCCAGATGAATACGAGGCTTACCCGCTAACCAATCACACGGCACGAATGCAGGTCAGGAGAACAATTGAGTCAACAACTCCACTTATTACATTGACAACAGAGAATGGAAGAATAACCCTCAACGGTGCTGCTGGCTTAATAAGCCTAAGTATAAGCGCTGCGGACACTGCGGCTCTTACTTCTAGTGGGGTCTATGACCTTGAAATTATTTCTTCTGGTGGACTCGTATCAAGAGTTATTCAGGGAACATTTACCCTTTCTCTTGAGGTAACACGATGAGCAACACAGTTCCAAACAATGTAAATGTTTATCAAGATACTCCAAACAATGTAACCGTTGACCAAGATACGCCGAACCTTGTTATTGTTCGCTCAACCTCTCCTTCTAACACTCTTACAAACAGACTTGAATTTACTCAGGCAACCGCAGCGGCAACTTGGGTAATAGACCACACACTCGGGGGCAGGCCACAGGTAACCATTGTGGACTCTGCAGATACACATGTATTTGGTGAGGTACAATACAATAGTAATACTCGGATTACGGTGACGTTTTCTGCGGCGTTTTCTGGAAAAGCATATCTCACGTAAGGTGGAGGAAAAATGGCACAAAAATTTTTAACAAATATTGACCTTAATCAAAATCAACTAGTCAATGCCACTTTTGAAAAACTGGCCACCGAACCAGCATCGGGCAATTTTGAAGGTCGTCTTATATACG